TATAGTATTAATTTCCGAGGCTTTATCTTTGGCAAAACAACCACATGATTTTGTATTACCACTAATAAGAGAAGCATTAGAAACTATAATAATATTACCACAATCACATTGACATTTCCAAAAAGCATAAGGGTGCTGTGGATTAGGAGAAATAACACGATATAATACAGTTAACCTACCAAATTTTTGACCCCTTAAATCTTTGCACATCCCAATTGGTAATTCATCTTCTTGCATATTATTTTGATTGATTTCTTGTTTACTTCTTAATTTGGTTCGTTGAATAAATTTTTCTTTATCTAAACAACCACAAGATTTTACTTTATCATTAATAAAGTTTGTAGCAGTAACTATTGTATGGTTTCCACAGTCACATTCACACTCATATCTTACATTTTTAAATTTATCAGATTCTATTCTTTTGATAATAGTTAAACGATTACGTTTGGTTCCGATAGGTATTTTTAATGCATGTGCTTCACTAACTGATTCTGAACGAAGACAACCACAACTTAAAATTTTTCCACTACGTAAATCATTTGCTCTAATATCTTTTTCATTACCACAGTCACATAAACAATGCCAACATACGGCGGTACCTTTATTAGGGGCACGATTTAATACTAATAATCGTCCGTATCTATTCCCTGTTTCATCTATTAATTTTGGCATAATCAAAACCCCAATGTACCATCTTCAATTTGATAATTACTTATAAAAATTTGTGGAGTTGCATAACCTCCCCAATAGTTTATATTTGCTCGTCCGACTACTTCAAGTTTTATTTCGCCATCATATTTACCTAACTCTTCAATGAAATCTTTCGCATGAAACTTCATATAGGCAATACCGAACTTTTCTATCTTAACGGTACTGCTATCCTTCCCCATTATACGAATATCATTTTTAGTTATGTTAATGTCTTTAATATGAATTAAAGGTTCATTATTTTGTTGTCCCCACAAATCTTCATGGTTTGCGATATCTACAATTAAGTCTTCAATGTCGGTGTCCGCGGCAATGCGCTCAAAATTAACCTCATACCAAGATTCACCGAAATCTACATTTGCAAGTTCCTTATTTGCGTATTCGTGGAAAGCCGCGAGGTTCTTATCTAAAATACCTATACCACACGCATTATCATGGCCCGCAGTAAAGGTGAAATAACCACTATTATCCATGAAGTTCTTAAAAGATGTAAGTTCCGATTCATTTAAACCTCTACTCGACCCTTTAATCTCACCTTCTTCGTTAAGGCGCGCTACTATGGTTGGCTTCTTATATTTCGCACTCAACTTCATAGCAACGAGTCCATTTAACTCTGGTGGGAATTGGTCGTCTTCTTCTAATCTAACAAATAATACCTTATTTGAAAGCAAATCATGCTTTGCAATTTTAATTTCAAGTTCTTCAACCGCCTTATCAAGTATGCGGTTCTGCTTCGCACGTGCATTCGTACACTCGCGCGCGGACTCGATGGCGACTTCTTCATATGTTCCCTTCGCACCTCGCTTGTGAGACTCTACCATTGCGTGACCGTCGATAAAGGCTTGAAAACAGCGTTGCTTTTCGTCTTCGGCGCCGGCTCGAATCATCGCATTGATGAGCGGGGTTATATAGAAGGCTACACTGATTGGATTGACTTTGCCGCCCATTGAGAAGGATTGCTTTTCACATAGTGCTTTAAAGAAATAGTTTTGAATGTTATGTAGTCCTGTATGAACGATATATCGGTTTTCAAGTGATAGCATTGACATCATATCAGAAATTAAACCAAGTGCAGCCAGGTCGATAAACTCATTCGCATAAGAGGTACCTTTAATAGAATCGAAATATCTGCAAAATTGCCAGGTTACTCCTGCGCCACAGAGGTCTTTGTTTTTATACTTTGGTGAAAGCTGATTGTTTACAATAATCGCATGGTCTGAGAAATGAGTGTTTGGTTCTACAAGATGGTGGTCAAGAATAAGAAATTGCGGTCTACCACCATCGTCTTCAAATTCCTCAACAAATTTTTCGATATATTCAAAATCATTACTACCTGCATCTGGTATTACAACGTATGAAGGGCATACATTGAATACATCTTCATAGGTGTCTGAAAGTCCATGTCCTTTTCCCTTGTGAAGAATAGGAAAAATATTGACTGATTGATTAAATTTACGTAGATACTGTATGAAGATGGCGGCTGAGGTGAATCCGTCTACATCAGAATCTACAACCACCGCAATGTTTTCATTCTCTGGTAATCGTATCATATTTTCAAATAATGCGCCCGCCTGCTTGATGTAGTCAAGGTCAAGTGGACTTTGTAATGCGCTATCATCTGGCACATTAAGGAAGTAGTCCAGTTCTTCGGGGCTAAGCCCGCGCTCCATAAGTAATTCATTTGTATAATTTTCTCTTATATCTTTATTTACAAGTTTTGTCTTCATTAAAACCAAAGCTCCCCTTTACAATCAGTTATTTCTGCATTATTAATTTCAAATAATAATGTTCTTAAATCATCTATTAAATCAGCCAACGCTTCATTTTTAGTTTTAGCTTTATTTATATTCACTGTACCACCAGTTAAAACAGCTGTTACATCTAAAGCGTCTGCAATAGTATTAATTAAATATTTTTGTTGTTTTTTATTCATTTTCATTTTACTCTCACTCTCTTTCTATATAACTTCCAAAAGATTTCACTTCCTTTATCAGTTGGTGAATCTTTCATATCTAACAAATTCTCTCTATCATATATAAATGAAAAATCACAATAATTCTGATATTTCTTTCCTATTTGCCACAGCTTATTAAAATAGTCTTCACTACCAGGCAATTCTTCTTTATCAAAACAAATTACGACCTCGCGCGGGTGTGCGGTTTGCATTAATAATTTTAACGCATGCTTATTAAATTGGCTTCCGCACACGGCCGCGGAGCAGTTCGCAAAATCCCACCCTTCCATTTGGAGGACGGATTTCTCCGCCTCTACTAAGAAACACGTACCCGTTCGTTTTATATTTTCTTTTGTAAAGTTTAAACCGTATAGATTAAGCGAAAGTGGATGACTATACCACTTACCCTCAATCTGTACTGGCATATATTTACCTACATTCTCAACTTCCCATTCGTTGAGTGCGCGCCCTCGTATTCCTACAAGTTCTCCATTCGGATTATAATGTGGTATTATAATTTTATTCTGTGGTACCGAATAGCGTATATTAAATTTTTCCATACTCTTTTTAGTAATGCCATCATTTAACCACTCCGGTGGATAGAACTTTGTAAATACATCAATTATGCCATTTGGATATGTTGGAAGTTGTATACGCTCGGGCGCGGCGTACGTATCACGCATACGCTGATATCTATGCGGCGCGAAGCCGTCTGGTTTGCGATAATTACTACAATCGAGAATTACCTTATATATATCTTGATACCAGTCATATGCTATTCCTCGAGACTCATAATAGTGTTTGAGAAACTTGAAAATAGACATATTACCACATTCTGTATAACATACAAAGAGGTGATTATTTTCATAGTAATATAGTTTCATAGATGCTTCATTAGCATCTTCATTATGACATATTGTTGGAAAAATTACATATCCTGGTTTTTCAATATAATTATCCACACCCAATGTCTCCATTAGTTGAATAACTTTTTGTGTATCTAACTGTTCGATTATACCTTTATAATCAATCAATTACTTCACCACTGTTTAACCTTTCTATTATTATTTTAAAGTGTTCGTCTTCTGAATCTTCCCAGCTTTTGATATTATAGTCCGTTCTTGTATAGAAGTTTTCAACCGGGTCCATTCGTGAATCTGTAATAAATAAATCTCTTTTCTTTAAAGTCCCCAAATTCATATCAGACCAAATACGAACTTGCGTCCATTCGCCACTTCTAACTTTAAAAATATCAGTAACTAAGTTCGGTTTATTCTCTGGATGATTTTCGTATAACGGCGCAAGTACCTCTAATTCTTCTTTCGTCGGCCTTGCCATAATCGCTCCATTATCAGCCTTATTAATTGTACTACGACCGCCAGCCAATGAGCCTTCATTTCTTATATCTTTATTATCATCACCTTTTGCATTGAGCTGAGTTGAAGTAAACATTGCTACATCTAATTCAACCGCTAAATCTTTCAGCGCCGTTGCGAACATTAATAAGACCTCATCATTTCTTAATGCAAAGCCTTTAAACTCATTCAATAACGACGGTCCAATAAATATATAATCGTAAAATACATAACCTATATCATATATAATACAATTCTCTCTTACAATTGTCTTAACCGACTCAATTGTCGGATTCGGCATTTTCACAAGAATTAAATTATCATACTTCTCCATCAATGCAATCGCTTGTGTTATGACCGCGCGCTCTCTATTGGAGAAATCTGCATATTTAAATCTTGTTGCATTTATATCTGTTAAGTAAGCCAAAATCATTGTTCTGACTTCTTTAAACCTCTGCTCAGTTACGATAAATAAAACCTTTTCACTATTTCCAACCTGTTCCCATTCACAAGTTGTACTATTATATCTAATCGGATAAGCCAAATAACATGCATCAGCTACTGCATTTCTTGTTTTACCTACACCAGATGCGGCCGACCTAATTGTCAATGTTCCTTTCTTCGCGCCATCAATTACTTGATTAAAAATCTCACCTTGCACCGGCATACCGATTTCATATGCTGCGCCGAGCTCATCAACCAGCGTATTCATACCATGCGACGCAGATTCAACTTCTATTTCATCAGTTGTTTCATATTTAGCTTCGACCCCTAATAACTTTCTTCTAACCGCATCAGTAATCATCTTTGGACTTAACATATTAAATCCTTGATTGATTTCTTCAGCGCGCGGGTCGGTTAAATCTTCACAATAGAACTCACTTATGTCAAAACCTTGTTTCTTTAAATCTTTAAGCAGATTAAACATCTTAAATCTATTATAATAGAAATCAAAGTTTTCAACTTCTGAAAGTTCTACTATATCTTGCAAATATTCAATTCCATTTTTATCTTTGAATAACTTTGCTGATACTTGGTCTGGTTCTATAAAGTTTTCTATATCTATAGGTTGTATTTTTGTCGCTCCATTTCTATACAATCCACTAATTGCCATAAAAATCGACCGCTCAAATCTTGAAGGAAAATCTGTTAGAATGAAAGAATATTTATCAATTTCACTTAACAGTTGCGGTCTTTTCATTAGACAACCGAGTATCTGTTGAGTATCTCGCTTATCAATCACTCCTCATCCTCCAAATCATCTAACACACTAAAATCGACCACGAATTTTCGTGGTTGAACCTTTTTTCTTTGTATTGTAATTTTTTCTCGATTCATCGCTGCGCGCATTTGTTCTTCGATAGCCGCGACAGTTCCCTTTTGTTCATATTCAACTTTATACCAATATTCTTTTGATTCGTCATATATATAAGGTATAATTCCAATACCTCCATTGGCTTTTGATGTATCACCCTTTTTTACACCATAAAAATATCGTAAAGCAAAATATATACCTTTAGCGGAATAAAAAGGTTTTTTTGATTCCATGTATTGTTTCCAATGGCGAAAAAAAAGATTTGATACTGGAATTTTTAAATCTTTACGCAAGTAGTCATAACTGACATCTCTCCAGAAATTATCATCCTGGTCTTCATGTATATCAATATTGCCGCGCCTACGCTCACGTTCTTCATAACAACTTTTATGAGCATACCATTTTCCATGTCTGATATAATCAATATTTTCTTGTTGGGTTTTTTTATCAATATCTTCTATACCGCAAAGTCTACACTTAATTAATTCTGCCATATAAAAACTCCTTTCTTCTTTATTATATTATACCACAAAAATAAAAATAAGTCAAATTTAAAAAGAGTAGGTATAACCTACTCTTTCTAACTTTATTTAACCATATCTCTCATTTCAAGCAGTACCAAGAAGAAAGGTTCTTTCTGGTCTTCAGTAATTTCACTTAACTTCAGCTTCCTACCGAAAATCATTTCAACTTTCTTTAATACGCGCTCTGCATTATCAGGGTTCTCATTAACAAGCTTTGCCCAAATCTTCTGTGCTTCATCGCGTATCTCATCAAAGTTAAGTTCTTCTTCCTGTTTCTTATCAAGCTTATCAACTACTGTTGCGCCGTCTAAATCTCTCTGTTTATCAATCGCTTCATTAATAGCTTTTACAAGTTCATCATAACCAAGTTTAATCTTTGGCGCAAGATATGGGAAACGACTACCCGCCATTACTGTTGGTGTCTGTCTAGTATAAAGCCATCTATGACTGTTGCCCTCATCGTCCCATTCAGTAGCAATATAGCCGATAATATCAACAATCTGATTTACTACTTCGTAACAACGCTTTGGCATTGATGGCGCGAGAATTTCAATCTCACTATCATCCGCAGTCTTTTCTTTTCTTGTTTCAATATGCGAAATAAGCACAAGACCATAACCAAGCATTGTAATTTTTCTTAAACAAGATTCAAACTCTTTCTTAGCAAGGGTCCAACCTTGTCCCCAAGGAATATCACGAATTGATTGCACTCCATTCTGACTACATACGAACTGCTCACACATTTCATATGCAATTGTCGTAGTATCAATCGTAATAGTATCATACATTTCTTGAGCTTCTGGCTTCTCTAATTGTCTTAAAACCTGACGAAATTCCGACCATTTATTAACGTCAACAGCCTTAATTCCATCAATAGCATTATAACCCTTTTCGAAAGCGACTAAAAGATTTTTTGGAAAACGGGAAGCCATTGTGGTTTTTCCCGTTTTCGGCTTACCATATAGGAGCAAATACTTACCTTTTAAATCTCTAGAAATAACCGTAGGCTCAATTGAAAGAATATCAATCATTGGAGCCTACCTCCTTAAAAACCAAGGTCCTGGAATCCGTGCTTTGCGGCCGGTGCCGGAGTCTGTCTTGTGGCAGCTCTCGACATGTCTCTATCCTTCTGCTTTTCGAGTCTCAGCTTTCTTTCTGCAAGAGCGTTCTGAATTTCGTCATTGTCGAAAGCAAAGTCACCTTCAAGCGGCTCCTGTGAACCACCTGTGATAATGAGGTCACTTCTATTAATAGTTCTTGTCTTCTCAATTGGCTCACCAAAATCAACCTCTTCGATAGTTGTCTCGGTTGTAGCTGAGAAATCAAGTCTACCATTAGCCTTTACTGTATTACCGATTTCCCAGTAAGTTTTAACTGCGTCAATAACTCCTGGGCTCTGTGCATACATTGGAACTACATCAACCTTTCCACCATACTGAGGAATGATTGCGTCAATTCTATATCTACCTGTTTCCTCGCCGTTTCTATCAATCTCTTCGTTCTTCTGTGCAACTACAAACTCTGTCATATAAGTAGCTTCTGGCTTACAATCAGACTTATTAATCTTCTGAACGAAAGAGGCATTAACTCTTGGGAAGGAAATGAGTCTACCATCCTGACTGTAATATTCATTCATACGAATACTCGCATTAGTAATACGTACTCTATCTGCGCCGTCTTCACCATTTTCAGATGCTGCAATACTCACATACTCATCAGCAATTTTCTTAATGGATTCATAGGCTGGATTCGGAGTTCCCTTATTAGTCAGTTTAGAAGCAAACATATGAACTGGAATTGCCAATTCTTTTTCTTCGCCACTAATCTTCTGTGTTACCTTAACAGTAATTGAACCTCCGATAGACTCCATAGTCTGACCATTCTTATTAAATGTGCCTGGCTTGATGTCGATTTCTGCGAGAATTCCTTCAATTTTAACTCTATTTTCTGCCTGTCTTAACATTAATTTTACCTCGTTTGTCTAGTTCTGTTCGTTTAATCTGTTTAAAAAAGAATAATAATGGAGGGTTTGTTCAACCCTCCTATTTAATTACTCCTCGTCTTCGCTTGGAACAAAAACCTTACCTTCGTCTGTAAGAACAACGTAAGTAACCGGCTTATCTGCTCCCTCAACCTCAACCTTTTCTCTAGCTGCGAGACCTTTCTTTGTGAGGTCAGTTACATTAGCACCTACTGAACGCTCTGTTCTATCAAGTGCATTAGCAAGCTCAGGAATCGAAACCTTTCCACCATTAGCCTTTACATACTCGAATACTTCATTTGACTTTTCTGTAAGCTTCATAATTTTAAATTCTCCTTGTTTAATAAATATTTTAATGAATGTGTTTTATTTGAAAGTTCTTTTCAACTTTCTATAATTATTATACTAAATTTTTGAATTAAACTCAAATTTTGACTTCTCTACCTACACAACAAGTAGTCCAATAACTTTTGCGTTAGAAAGCTTCATAGATTTCGTCCCTTGCGCGCCCTTTGAAAGAAGGTTGACTTCATTTAAATTAATTTTAATTTGCGCGTTGGATGCTACTACGATAGACTCTCGTTCATTAATTATCGGAGCAAAATCAATTAATCTATCATCTGTATCTTTGAGTAGATGTATTTTACCACCTTTTGTTGCTCTTCCGGTTACTGTAAAATCTTTCGCGGTTGTTCGTTTAATATATCCTTTTTCACTTACACTTAAAAACTCTTTTGTATCTGGCGATACTACTCGCGCGGATACTAAGAAGTCTCCCTCATTAAGAGTTATACCCTTAACTCCCCTTGCTGCCCGTCCAATTGGACGAACATCCTTTGTCTCACACAATACGAACTGGCCGCGCGCCGTCATCATACCAACTCGTTCATTGTCTACAAAAAGAATCGACACTATTTCATCATCGTTATCTAAGTTTAGAGCTTTAACACCGCCTTTGCGCTTTATGTTGTACTCTGAAAGCTTACTTTTCTTTAAAATACCTTTTTTTGTAAAAAAGATTATGTGTTCTTTTTGTTTCTTTTTGTTGAGGAAAACAAGCTGTTCGATTTTTTCGTTTGCACCAATTTCAATTAAACTTTCAATTGGAATTACTTCTTCAAATTGAAGTTCGGAAGGGGTAAGATGGAAGCAGTTTCCTTGATTAGAGAATAGTAAAACAGTATCAAGGTTTGTCCCCGATGCAGTAGCAATTACATATTCTCCCTTACTCATTTTGAATTTGTTGCCTACGCCACCGCGCCTCTGCGAATACAGAGTTGATGTGGTGGTTACGTAGATATTATTTTGATTCGATAGATTAATTAGAAGTTCCTGTGTTTCGGTAGGTTCTTCGTCTTCCTTTGAGATATTAAGTATTTGTGTGCGGCGCGCATCGCCGAATTTGTCTGCGACTTCGCGCCACCCTTTAATGAGTTGAGCATTGAACTCATCTTCATTGTTAATTATATTATAGATGAAATTTCTTTCATTTTCAAGTTTTAACTTTTCAGATTTTAACTTTTCGACTTCGAGGTGCGCGAGTCGAGAAAGTTTCATATCGAGAATTGCTTTGGTTTGAATCTCATCAAGCGCATATTCGCTCATCAGACGCTGGCGCGCTACCGACGTAGATTCGGATGTTTTGATGAGACGGACGACGTTGTCGATGTCTTCGATTACTTTAAGAAGACCTTCGATTATGTGAAGGCGGTCTTCGATTTTCTTAAGGTCAAATTCATAGCCTCGTCTATATACTTCTTTTTCGTGGTCGATATGGGCTTGGAGCATTTCTTTCCATGTGAATACTTTTGGAAAGCGTCCATTATCAAGCATTGTAAAATTGATTGAATAGTGGGATTGGAGTGAGGTGTTTTTATATAGGTATTTTAAAACCTTATTTGGGTTTGCTTTTTTGGCAAGATAGATTTTGATAAGAGGTGTTTTTCCAGTAAGGTCATTAAATCTGTCAACTCCTGGATTTTCTTCTCCATTGATGATGTCTTCAAGCTCACCACAAATTGTATTTGTATAGACTCCATATGGTATCTCCGTTACTACGAAACAGTTTTCTTTTTTATCGTAATCAACTACGCTACGCAACTTACAAGCAAAACCAGTACCTTTCTTCATTGAGGCTTTTACTTCGTCTTCGTTTAATAATACTGCGCCCGTTGCAAAATCTGGTGCGATGTATATGTCATTGAAATCGCAGTTTGGATTAAGAAGAAGATGTTCGAGCGCCTTATTCATTTCGCAGAGGTTAAACTGCGGAATCGACGAGGCCATACCAATACCAATTCCTGTAC